TAAATTTCTATATATTTATATGTAAGACAATAATAATAATTAATTAAAATAAAATTCATATGAAAACAGAAAATAAAGGTAAAACAATTACGTTTAGGTTAAATGAGGAACAATATAAAAAATGTTTAGATGAAGCTATTAAACGAACTAATTCAGAAAATAGAATAGTTCAATTATCAGAAATAATAAGAGAATCATTAGATAAATTTTTGAAATAAAATGGAAACAAAAATATGTAAAAAATGTTCAATAAATAAAACATTTGATGAATTTTATAAAAGAAAAGATTCTAAGGATGGTTGTAGAAATATTTGTAAAATATGTGATAAGAAAAAATTAGATGATTGGGTAAAAATGAATCCAGATAAAATAAAAAAACAAAGAGATAATTGGAGGTTAGAAAATGCTGAAAAGAAAAAAGAAAATGATAATAAATATCGAGTTAATAATAGGGAAAAAGAGCAAAAACGACTTAAAGAATATTATAAAAATAATTCAAATAAAGTAAAAGAAAACCATAAAAAATGGCGTGAAAAAAATAAACATAAAATCGCTTTTAGAAGTTTATTAAGAAATTCCTTGGTCAGATTGGGTAAAGAAAAAGAAAATAAAACAATTGAATTGCTTGGGTATTCTGTTTTAGATTTAAAAGAACATATGGAAAACTTATTTACCGAAGGTATGTCTTGGGATAACCATGGTGAATGGCATATCGACCACATAATTGGTATTGTTAATTTTGACTCAGAAACACCTCAATCAATTGTAAATGCATTATCTAATTTAAGACCATTATGGGCTACTTCAAGAGAAATAAATGGTGTTATTTACGAGGGTAACTTAAACAGACCAAAATTTTAACATTTAGATTACTAACTATAGTATTATTTTTTGAAAAGTATGTCTTAATTACCATTTTTATTTTATTAATAAATATATAACAAACACTAATTAATTCTAACGTTCTTGCTTAACATCACTTTTTCTAATTCATCTGCTTTGGCTTTGAATGCAGCTATTGCTTGAACATTACCCGAAGCTGTTAAATCTGTTGATGGATTACCGTTACCATTGTGAACGTGGTATAAAATTGCATTCTTCATCAACCTTAAATATCGCAATAAAATATCCCCAAATGGTACTTGGTGTGCGGTTGATAATATTTTTTCTAATTCACTATCACTAATTAAATTTTGTTGATTTGTTAAATTAAATTTAGGGCTACCATCATGTGATAATAGATTAATCTTATTTGAAACAATATTGGTTACGGTACCATTTCTAATAACAGATGAATTAGCGGATGTTATTTTAACATCATTTTTAATTTGAATATAACCTTGTGTTTTTTTATTGTACGAAAACGAATATGGATTTTTTTCATATGGTGATGTTTCAATAAATTTACCAGCTCTTAATACAATTTCATTTCTTTTTTGTGTTATATCAGTATTATATCGACCTTGAATACTGATATCTTGTTGGTTTGGAAATACACCTATCAATTCTGGTATTGTTTCTACAGACACATTAGGTTCAGCATTTGAAATGCTTAAACCCTTCAATGGTGAAAAGTTATAAGGTTCTTTATTAAGGTTTTGAGGTTGGGATATGATTGGACCAAAATATATCCTATCAATAAATGGTTTTGTGTTATCAAAACTAAAAACAAAAACAGCTTCCCCAACTTTTGGTTGTGTGTTTACCATTGAATTCATTGGTAAGGCCCATGGTAAAACATCTGAGTTAACTTTACCATCAGAACCGATAAGACCTACAATCCCATCGTCACCACCTCTAGATGATGGTCCATAAATTCTAACTTTAATACGACCCATGTTGTTAGGGTCGTCAACAGATACAACTTCACCGACAGAAAATATTTGACTGTATTTAATGTCATTATATGTACCTAACCTATTGGTTGAGTATTTAGCACCACCTTCATTTTGAAAATACATATTATTCTCCTTTTAATCTTTTTAGTAATATTTTATTTACTTTATCAAACTTTTGTTCAATTTCAACCATTTGGTCAAAATCTTTAAGCATTTTTAATTTGATACTTTCATGGTCGGCTTCTAATTGTTTTATTTGGAATAGAAGCTCATTGCTTGTCATTTCATCCAAATTTTCTATTTTTTCATCCATTTTATTTTTTTTAATTTTTCACTAATGCTTTTAATTTCATTAATAATTATTAGTTCAATATTATTTTTTATACAAAAATTAAATTTAATGTTATCCCTATTCTGTTGTTTTTCAAAGTTTTTATCACCACCCCAATATGGTATTGATGAATAATGTTGTCTACCATTGAATTCGACACATGTATTAAATTCTGGTAAATAGAAATCGAATGGTAAGGGTTTTTTGTCTTTACATTCTGGAAACCTTTTTTGGCGTATAAAAATTATATCATTATCATTAAGATATTTTTTTATTTCACGTTCACCTTTTGATTCTTTACAAACTGAGCAACCAGAACCATTTAAATGATGGTTTGGTATTTGTTCAAATTCACCATGTATTGGACATAATATTTTAACTTTTATTTTACTATTAATATAATTAACTAATGAATAATTATATTTATTTTCATGTACAAGGACACTTTTTACTATAAATTCACAATTATTTAATTTATTACTACCACATTTAGGACAACCACAACCAGTTAGATGAGAATAAGGTGTTTGCTCAAATTCACCATGTATTGTGCATAATATCTTAATTTTAACTTTATTATTTATATAATCAACTAATGAGTAATCATATTTATTTTTATGTTTTTCATTAGCCTTACAAACAAATAGTTTATTAGCTTTAGTGTTATTTTTATTACAAATTGGACAACCAGAACCTTTTAAATGACTATTAGGTGTTTGTTCAAACACTCCATGTTCTAAACACATTATTTTAACTTTATCTTTGCTGTGTTTATATGAAACCATAGAATATTCATATTTACCATCATGTAAAATATTAGCTTTATATATAAATTTACTTGTTTTACTTTCCATATAACAATAAATGTCAAACATTATTTAGTAAGTTAGCTTCTAATTGTTTTATTTCAAATAAAAGCTCATTACTTGTTTTGTTTTCTAAATCGTCCATTTTTTATCTAATTATACCATTACCAACACCCATTGTTGTTGTTGCTCCTTGGTATATAACTGGTATACCTAAGTTACCAATACCAGTGGTTGATACAGAAACGCCAGGTGGGATTACAACGTTTACAACTGATTCTGTTAGTATTGCGTTTATTATTTCTTCAATTCTTATAACCTCCATTTCCTCCTCAGTGTTAGGACCATCGGCAAATATATCACCTACTTGTCTACCAGAGTCTGATTGTCTAGAAATAATTCTAGCGGCAATAATTTTGGCTGAAAGACCTGGTCTTAATACAGACCCTAACATTATCAATGGTGGTGGGAGTGGTTCTACTGGTTCTTGTGGGATATTGAATGCCGCTAATAGTGTGTTCAACACACCACTAACAGTCCCTAAATCAAATGTATTATTATTATCTGCCATTATATTAATCCTTTTATTAATCTAAGTGCTTCTTGCGGAACACCATTTAAGCTTAGTAATTGTCCTTTTTTATCGCTAGCTTTTTCAATTAGTCTTTTAGCGGCCATTTCTGATGTTAAATCACCAATATACTTTAAAGCAACTTTCATCATTTCCGCCATAAACTTTTCGGTTATTTTCTTTATTATCAGTTTAAATAAGTTCCTACTTAACTTCATAAAATCAATAGCGTTTGCATATTCTTGAGATTCACCATATACTATTTTGAAATTAATTAAAAATATGAAAACAATCTTAGGTGAAATTATAGTTGAGGTGATTGCTTTAATTATTGTGTCAATAACTTTTTGAATAAAACCTAACTTGATGTTTGTGTCATCTTCTGGATTATCAGAATTATTAGTATTCTGTTCGGCCATCCTATTTATATTATCTTTAATTATATCTGATTTATTATAAACGGTTGCTGACGCTAATTCAGCGTTTAAATCCAATAACATTTGTGGTGGTATTGAAGCGGCAACTTTGTTACAACATTCTAATTTTAGAATACCTTTCTTTCTCCATAAAGCAGCTTCTTGTTGTTTATATATTTCCTCATTGCTAAATGTGAAAAACCCATCATCAATAGTTTCTTTACTATTTGATTCAACAATTCTATCAATTACGTCATTTATTTCGGCTTCAGCTTGTAATTGTTTTAAAGATTTCTGAATAACACTAGAAACAGAACCATAAATTGCATCTATTGTTTTATTAATAACTTTTTCAGAATCTATTAACTGACCTTTGGTTATAAAACTATTATTTAAGTTTGGTAATTTAGTTAATGAAAAGTTTGGGTTAAGTTTAATTGTTAATGAGTTATTTGGTCTAAATTTATCACCAACCATTTCTCCTTCAGAATTAAATGTAATGTCTAACATCTTCTCCCACGTGTATTGGGTTCCATCATCTTGTATAACACCATATAAGAAAGTGTTAAAATCGGTACTATTGGTTAATGGGTCAGTGATATCTAGATACATCAAAGAACCAAATGTAGAATTAGGTGCAGTCTTAAATAAATCTAAAAAATCAATTTTAGATAATTCAATTATAATGCCTCGAGATGATAAAAATGCTGGAACAGTAGGGTTAATACCACAACTAACCAATTTTTGAAGTTCTTCTTTAAGAGAGTTTTTAATCAAGTCTTCAATTTCTTGCATGTGGTTACTTATGAAATTTACGATAACATCAATAAGTGCGGCAGAACCAATTAAAGATTTAATCAAGTCACTTAAAAATGACAACGCATTACCTCTGTTGTTGATTGAATCCATTGATTTTGTCAATTTCTTCTTTTTCTTACCAATCATCGCTTTGGCAGCAGCTATTTTCGCAAATATCTTTTTCTTCTTTTCTAAGACAGCACTTTTACCTTTGCTTAATTTAGCATTAGCTTTGTCCGCCTTTTCATTGAATTTATCAGTAGCATTATCTACTTTATCATTTATTTGATTATTTAGCTTATCCGCATTAGCTTTTAGGTTATCAATATTTGGCATTATTAATCTTCGTTTTCTTCGTTATTTTTTTCATTCTTAAGCATCTCTCTTATAGTTTTGAAGTCACTAAGAGAAGCTGAACCGTTACTTCTTTCAGAAACAGCTGAATCTACATCACCTTTATTTTTTAATATATCGTTTTGTAGTTTTGCAATTTCTAACTTGATTCTAATAGCTGAATCTTTAATCTTTAAAAGACCACCTTTTTCTTTGGCAATTTTAGTATGGTCATCAACATCTAATGGTGTTACACTAGTTGCAAGTTCGTTGATTGTCTTTTGAGCGTCAGATATTTGTAAACACGCATCATTATACGTTTCCTGCATTAATCCCTCTAAACTGTCTGTATTGTTAACTTTAACATCTTGTTTTTTCTTTCTTGGCAAAATTTCTAATTTTTAGTTAATTGTTATTTAATTATAAATATCTTACTCAATTGTTTTATTATTAAAAAACCGCAATAAGGATATTGCGATTTTTCTATAATCCATGATGTTTTAATAACTCATATAATTCTTTATAGCGTTTCATTGCTATTCTAATATCTTTTGTTGATAAATTAGTGTAATTCCTCATTGTTTCTAAAACTGAGTTTTTATTATATTTGGAACCACCATCCATTGATTCGAATGCTGTTTCCCAATTTTCTAATATATCAATAAGAGCATACCCAACTTTCTTTTCATTTTCATTCAATTTCTTTTTGGGTGGTAGCAGTTCATCATCTAACTCATCTTTTATTCCATCAGATAACCTTATAATAAAATCATCCATTGAAAATGTGTCGCTATCAATAGAGTAAGTCAAATCTGACCTAGTTTCGATATCGCTAGACATGTCTTCATATGAAGCGGTTTGTTTCATATACTTCTCATCTTTTATTAGTAACCCAAGAATATAATTCTTAGCTATTGTTCCAAAATAAGAATAAGCTTTTTTACCTCGACCAGCTTCAAATTTATGAACTTTTGTCATTAGAAAGGAAACGGTGTCACCATGAAGTTCTTCAAAGGTTTCACCTTTCCTATATAATTTATATCTCCTAATAATAGATTCAATCATTTTATCCAATGGTGCTTTTAACCATTCATTGAATACTACGTTTCTTTCAGCGTCATCTTCGGATTCTAAGAATTTAATAACAGCTTCTTCTTCGTCTGGACCAAAGTACATTTCTGTAGTCCTTTTCCGTCCTCTTTTTGTAGCCATTTATGCATTCTGAACCTCATATGTTATTTTTCTATCTCTTGGGAAATAATACTCTTTTTTAGCTTGAGCTAACCACCATCTTGCCTCTATTGGGTCCAAAGATTGTTTGTAAGTTGAAAATAATGAACCATTTCTTTGATTTACATGTTTGTAACCAAATTTAGGTATAACAAATACTTTAGCATCTTTGAATGTCATACGTAATAAGAATTCATAGATAAACGTTAATTTGATACTTGGTTTAAACCCACCAAATTCATCATAAGTTGATTTACGAATTACCATACCGTCAGTGTTGAAGTTTTGGTAAGTTAATAATGCGTTTAAATCCAACACACCTAATTCATCAGAGAAACTATTAGCCCAAACTGCTTCGTTAGTGAAACCAATAAAAGAACTGTTATCATCTACGTCAATAATGATTGGTAAGAATAAATCCACATTTGCGTATGCAGCTCTATATTCAACTACATTTTTAAACCAAATCTTAGCGTATTCATCATCGTACTCTAAAATTGAGAACCATTCTGATTTAGATACTGAAACACCATAATTAACTTGTGATGCAAAATCAGTCTCACCATCGTTTTCTGCAATTGTAACTGAGTCTTTATAATCTGCATAATCATGAGCTTTAACGTATTCAGCAACGTCACTACCTTTAGGTACAACGATTACTAATTCGTCTGGTCTTACTGATTGTTCTAAAACGCTTAATACAGCGTTACCGAATAATTCTTTTGTTGTTTCATCCAATAAATGAATTGGAAGGATAACCGAGATATTGTTTGTTTCCATTTGTTTTTTAATATTAATTAAGCGTTAGTTTGTTCTTTTAATGTTTCTAATTGTCCTAATAAACCATCTTGTAGGTTAGTGATTTCAGCTTTTCTGTTTTCAACTAATCCATTGTATACATCTTTGATAGTTTCTTTTTGTTTTTCAGTAGTATATTGACCTTGGCTATTTTTGATACCTTCAACTAAATCAGCTGGGACTGAATCTTCTAACCATACTTTGATGTATGTAGCAATCAATTCTGGGATGTTAAGTGTTGTATTGGTCCAAACACCATTGTTTTTTATTGTAACATTACCTTCTTCATCAACCGTTTCCATCCACTCTGGAATCATATTAGGCATTTTACCAATAACTGGTGTGTTAGATTCAATCGCTTCTAATGGGAATGTACCAAACCCAGCAGCATCATCAATCCATACAGCTAAACAAGATTTACCCAATTCAGTAGCAAAGTTTTGTCTAGAAAGACCGCGTAATTCTTTAAATGTAACCCATTTATAAATTGGGTATTGTAAGTAAAATGATTTAGCAATCTTAGCAGCGTCACCTTGATTTCTTGTGTGAAGTGCAACAATTGGCATTTTAGGTTTATCTGAATCCTTAAAATAAGAAGGGATAGATACTGGAACAACGTGTGTGTTCAATGATGGGAATAAGTTAGATAAATAAATAGCTTGTTTAGTGCTAGTTGTGATTACATCGTTAAAACCGTAATCTGTGTTCCATCGTTTTCCGATAGGTAATAACTCTAATAAATAATCGTAACTTTGAGAGAAAACAACTTTTTTACATGGGAAAGCTTTAACTTGGTCCATAATATTAGAGAAGATTTCTGGGATAATAATGAAATCAGCTGGTGTTACATTAAGTGTTTGTGATTCGATTGAAATGTGTGGAATGTTAGCATACTCATCACCTAACCAATCAGCAACACCATTACCCTCTTCATCACCTTTGATTTTATAATCATTTTTCTCATGTAAGATAGACGCATTGTACCCTAATTCATTAAGTAATTTAACATGCTCATAGATGTTAGCGATACCAGCAGTAGGGTTACCTTTAGTGTCTAATGTAAAGAAATACAAGTTAAAGTTTTTATTTTCTAAGTTTTCTAAAACAGTTTTAACTTGACCTAATTGTTCTTCGATTTTTGTAGTTTGTTCCATTTTTTTTTGTTTTTGGATAGTTATTATTTTTCTTCTACTTCTTTTAATATGTTGTAAGCTAACAATGTATTAAAAGCTAATTTATATGCTAGTGGTGTTTTCTCCAATGCTCTATCAGCACCTAATGTATCATCACTTTCTTCATTATAGTCAATCAACACTTCAACACACATTCTTAAAATGTCATATTTTGTTGCGTCAATTTCTCTACCACGTTCTGTAGACGTTTCTATTTTTTCACTATGTGTAGCTTTACCATCAGCATCATAATACGTTGTTGTTGTTGTATCAGTAATAAGTTCTTTTGGGTTGTTACCTTTAAGTGTGATACTATTTTCCAATGCTTCAACATCTAGAAAATATAAGATTCCTCCGAATTCAATCATGTTTTTAAAGTTCTTCGTAAGTTGTTATTTTTGTGTTAAGGATTTTCTCTCTTAACTCTTCATTTTTGATAAAATCTACTAAAGAATCTATCTCATAGTCAGCAGCCACATCTTTGTTATAAGAAGCGTTTACTTTCACACTGATTTTACCAGATGGTTTTGATTCTAAAACCATTGGACATGCAGTGATTAATAAGTCAACACCATCCCATTTATCAGCATAGTTTTTAACAAATCTAACTTTAGGTGCTTTTAAACCAATTTTAGACAAAAAGAAATAAGTTGATGGGATTGCTTTGTCTACTTCTCGACTAACAATTTCGATATCATGTTCACCAAAATCTTCAGTATCCATGATAAATTTATTTAAGTGGTTATTTAAACCGTCTGACATTTGGTCGGCATGGCCGAAGATTTCTAGTGGTGCTTCTAAATACAGAAACGAATTAAGTTTATTAATGTCACTAAACTCAAAAAACTCAATTAAATTAAAGTTTGTTACATCACCTTCTTGTATATTGACTTCTCCAATATACTTTTCGTATGTGTAAGCAAACTGATTAATAAAACTTCGTAACACTTCATTTATGGTTATTCCTATCTTCATAATAACCAATTTACGTGTTTATTTACGATAAGTAAAGTGAATTATTTAAATAAACTTAAAATTTTTTGAATTAAACTTTTTTCTTTTTTAACACCACCAATAATTTGTGCTTTTGGTGGTTGTTGTTTAATTTGTTTAGATTGTTCTAATTTTTTATCTTCTTCAACTTTATCAAATATGTCTTCAATTACTTTGATAAGTGGATGTCTAATGATGTCTTCTTTATTAAATTCAACAGTACCAATTTTATCTACACTACTAAAATGGGTT